ATTTCTTCATCAAAATCTTTCTCTTTTAATTTTTCTGGCTTTACATCTTTTGGATCCACATCTTTAGTATTACATTTATCGCCCTTGCATTGCTCTAATGCAATTTTTAATTTTTCAGGAATAGGCAATCCTAGCTTACTTGCATTTTCTATAACAGATAGAAACTCTGTTGCTACATAGAAAACTATAACTAAATTACGGATACCGACATTAGGTACAAGCTGCTCTATAACTGAGGAACATGAAACTATTATAAGTATAAAGACTTTCTTACTTATCCCTTTGTAGGCTCTAGCACTATTAACTGTTTTAGTTATGTATCCAGCCCAAATTCCAGTTACATAATCCACTAGCATAAGAAATACTAAGACTCTTACGGATAAGTCAAAGCCCCCTAAAGCCCAAACAAGAACAGATATCCAACCAGTCCAAACCATAGCAATTCCATTTTTAGCACTTATTAAAAAATCTTCCAATTTACTCACCTCTTCTGAAATGGCTAGCCCCAAAAAGTCTAACCATTCTATACATTAAATTTCTTTTAATTACACCCACTCCCCATTCTGTCATAATCTCTAAGAATATTTTATCCGCTTCTTCTCTAGTTACATCTAAAGTACATTTACTAGAGTATAGCCAGTCATGGACTACAGCTGCTCTCCCATGTTTACCATAACTATTAATTATGTTTCTAAAAACTCTTGGGACTGAGGCATAATCTGTTTTGAAACCTTTTGGGACTGTCACAAGTCCTTTAGATGTTCTGTAAGTATAATCTTCTAAAACTTCCCAGTATTTGTCGTCAATTGGCATTGTATTTAATCTAGTCATTTCCATGTTTTCCCTCCTTGCTTTCATAGAAATTAATTCTTTGTCTTAAAGTACTAAGATATGCACTCATGTACCTCATTTGGTCTTTTAAGTGCATTTTCTCTACTGGAGACAGATTTTCAAAAGTATCTGTAGTAAAGAATCTATCTAACTTGATTATTTTCTCTTGTAAATCATCTTTTTCTTTTATTATTCTTTCTAAAAAACTTTCCATTTTTTAGCCTCCTAATATTACTTATAAGCAACTCTATCTGCTCCTTTAATTTGCCAGTGTGGAGCATCCTTAAATGATTTCCAACAATTTCCACCCCATTCAACTCCATATTTTTCTAATAGACCTGCTTTTTTAGCAGTATCATAAATGTCTTGATAGTAATGGAAATCTTTCCAACTTCCTTTGTAAATTGTTTTTTCAATTTCTTTTTCTATTTCTTTCCCATTTTCTTTAACTTTTTCTATAACCTTTTCTGTTACTAGAACGCCAATATCAGCAGCATAACCTAACCCATCATGCTTAATTTGGTGGTTAGATTTTAGCTTATAACCATCTACTTTAGTTACTTTTATTCCTTTCACTGTTCTGCCTTGCTGATACAATTTATTTTGTTCCTCAGCTGTTCTAACTCCAGCAGTTATTTTAAAGTTCCAGGGGCTTATTTTTATGAGTTCTGTCATAAAATTTACCAGGTTTGGATGCACTCCTTTTAGCATTTTTAAACTTGTTTCCGATAATATATACATTTAAAATCACCTCCTAAAAATGACCTTGTGAGAGCTTGTTTAAGCTTATTAAAAAAGGTAGCCATATAAAACTACCTTTAATTTATTTAATCCCATTTAATGGCTTCTAGTTCTTCAACCGTTGAAACTTCCCTTATTTTCTTAGTTATAGCAGTATATTTGTTTTGTGCAGCAATAACTCTTAATATCCATGAGAAGTAAATTAGATTTAATTCCCCCAATGAAATAGATGCAATAGAGTTATCTTTCAATCTCCATTGGGTTGGCAGAGATTTTAAAAGTTGCTTTAATTTCCCAGCTCTCATAGCCAATTTGATTTTTTCTTCTAGCTCTGCATCTACAGGAATACCTAAAGTATTTAATGCATCTTTAATTACTTCATAATCTTCGATTTCTCCTGCCATATCCAATGCCATCTTGACTCTCATAAAATTAACTTCATCATATTCTTGCATTTGGAATACTTTTCCGTCATGCTCATATGAGCCAAACATCTTATCTAGCAGCATTTCTCTGAACTTGTGTCTGAAAGTTCTTTTAACATCTTCCATGTCTATATCCCAAGTGTGAGTTACAGTATTCCATATATGGTAAGAGCTCGGCTGTGGAATACTCTTTAATTTCTTGTCTTCTATATACTCTCCAGGAGCAAGTTGAACCTCGATATCTTCTTCTATAAGTTCGTCTCTAGTCATTTCTCTTATAGTATTTGTATCTTCATCATATGTCGGATACTTAAAAGGCTCATTTCTCTCAATTACAACATGCTCTGATGGGGTAAGCTCTGGATAATCTAGGAATAAATTTCCCTCCATGAACTGCATAACTTCGTCGGCTGTTAAATTAACAGTGAATGCGAGTCTCGATTTTCTCTCTTTTGAGTAAATATAAAACATAATATCTCTCCTTTCATTTTGTATAGATTTTTAAATTTATAAAGAATTTAAGGTTTAATTTTGTAGCTTTGAACTTCTTTTTATATTTTTTCTTAAATATAATTTCTAAGAATTTTATATTTAAGACACTCAAAACAGCATTTTAAATTATAAAAAACTGAATAAATTTAAAAATCTCTGCAATATTAAATTAAAAAATACCTAATTTTTTCCTAGCATTTATAATGCTATTTCTTATCTCTGTTGGATTAGCTTTAGCTATATAGTGCTTGCTTGTAACTCCGCTACTACTATGATTCGCATAGCTACTAGCCAAGCCTAATCCTGCTAAATTGTTTATTAAATTAATGCTAGTTTTCCTAAGAGTGTGAGGATATAGATCCTCAATATCTAAAATTTTTCCTAGCTTTTTTATTCTATTTCTAATTGCTCCTTGTGTCATCTGCTTATAGATTTTTCCATACTTAGTAACAAAAAACCAATCTACATCTATCCCATTTTCAGCTCTGTACTGTATCCATTCTTTTATAAGTTCTTTGCATTTTTGAAAAAAGAATGCATTAACTATATAACCTTCCTTTTCCTTTACATCTCTAAAGTACCCATTTTCTAAGTCTAATTGTTCCATTTTTAAGCTTTGGATAGCACTAATTCGACAAGCACTGTCTAAGAATAATTCCCATAATATCCTGTCTTGCAAGTCATATTTCTTACTCTCTACTTGCATATATAAACGAACTGTTAAAATTTGCTCAGTTGTAAGAAAATAACTATTTCTAACTTTGTCCTTTTCTGTAAATCTTAACTTATCTAATTTACTGTCGAAAGGATGATACTTAATTTTATTTCTTCTAACACACCAGGCATAAAACGTAGATATAGACGTAGTTTTATTCATTAGTGTCCTTTTAGAATTTCCTAAGTTTCTACAATAATTTCTATAACTTTCTATTATTGTTGGCATTTCTAAAAGTGTATCCTTACTAAGAAGTAATCTATTTTTATAAGCTTTTTGAAACCATACTAGGAACAACTTAAAATTATTACAGTAAGTTTTGTAAGTCGTATTCCAAGTATCCCAGTTGCTACTTTTGCAACTATTTAAATACTCTAAATACACATCCACATTTTCTTTTTTTAAATTTTCTAAAACTGTTAATTGCATAACTAAACCTCCTATTTTTTTGATAGGTTTATTATACAATTCTCAAAATAATGGAAAATCTATTCACAACTAAAGAGGAAAAAACAAAGTTAAGTTTAACTCAAATTAATAATGTAAATCTAAATAACATTACAGAAGCTGGTTTTTACGTTTCGTCTGGATGGGGTAATAATATCTCAGGGTTACCCCAAGAATTGAATAATAACGAGAGTAGAGCCTTTTATTTAGTTGTTTTTTCTCTAGAAAATGGTACTTACTGTCAGCAAATCTTGTATAGTTTCAAAGGAATTATTTTTTATAGAGCTATAACTGGTGCTAACACTGGTTTTAATCAATGGATAAAAATTGGGTAAATATAAACTTTTTTTATCTAAATTAAACTAGAATATTGCTCTAAGAAGTATAAATTCCCACCATTATTTATAACCTTTAAAGTTTTATCTGTAGCATTATATTTAATTTCTATTCCGTTAAATCTCAAAATATCATTATTTGATTGAAATATAGTTCTAAATAAAAAACACATTCTTTCTTTTCCAGATTGGACAGCTGTTCCAACACCTATTCCAAAAAAATACCAATCTTCATTTACAGGGATAGAGACTGTTCCATTAGGAACTAATGATCCTCCATTATAAAAAAGTAAGATTATTTTTCTTGTTAGATTTTCCAACAAGAATGGAAAATTTATACAAAATGACTAAGACTAATTTAAATATTCCAAATACAACATTTGCATATGTTATAAAACAAGGAAATATCTGCTTTTTAGAAATAGATTCTGGTAAAGCTTTTTTTAGAAAAAAAGAAAATGATGTACTTTTTACATTACCACCAAATCTTACTCCGCAGAGTACAATCGCATTTTCAACAAACGCATTTTCTACCGAAAATTTTATTTCTGCGAAAATTTATGAAAATGGTATTTGTAAAATGCTTAATTCGGAAACTTTTGATGACTCTTTCTATATTAGTATCAGTTATGTATGTAGCAATTTTAATTAAATATAAAATGTAGTAATTAATCTAAGAAATAGAAAGTATCTAAGTACATACTTTCAGCTACTTGTATTGGGGATAAAATATATAAATTTCTAGTATTTTCATCATATCTAGTTCTTGCTGTTTGACCATTAGGATAAGATACTAATACCTTCAAATTAAAACTTTTAGGCTTAAATTCTTTAGGAAAAGTAAATAATAAAGCTCCATTGTTTAATGTATTTGAAACTCCCGAAGGGATATCTAGAAATACATGTCCAATATTACCTATTTTTTCAAACTGTAAATCTGTATATCTAGTTCCAGCGGTTTTATTTACAGATTCATATTTGTATAAATTTTCCAATCTCTTACGATTCTCCCAAATTGATAACTCTTCAAAATTCCCATCTGGAACACTTACTCTTCTGTTTTGAGCTTCTTTACAAATGTAGAATTTTTTGTTTCCAGGGAAATAATAAACATTACCTTTTACTGCCTCTGTTAATGGGAATTTCCCATCTTCTTTTCCAAGTGCAGAGACTACTCTATCATCTATTTCTTGAGCTGTTCCTGTATACCCGCCTTTTTGAGTATAGTTAGTTTCTAAAAATTCTTTTGTGATGTACAGTTCTCCTCCTGAGCCTTGCACTATTATAGACTGAGCATTAGATGCTATTAAGTTTAACTTTAATTCTATCTTAAATGGTCCATCTGTCTCTGGTGGAATCCAAGAAGTTTCATCTCCATCATTCATATAATAGTACATTATCTCTTGCCCATTATCATTAACAAACACCCCTATTTCTCTTGGATAATACCCTGTTCTAAGACTCACATTATCAATGTTAGTAGTCAAAATAACTGTGTCATGTTCCTGGTTTAAGGTCAATAT